AGTAGATGATTTAATATCAATTACTTTCATACGACCAGTTTTCTTGTCGTGTAGAACAACATCCATAAACCCAACAAATCTCATATTCTTTGGTAGTTTGTAATTCAAGTTCATCTCGATACCAACTAATTCAGTATCTTTCTTTTTGAAATGACTACCTTTTCTTTTTAAGAACTCATCAATGATAGCAAATCCGTCATTAGTAAACTCAATCATTTCTTTTTGGTCCACTTCAAACTCATCGCCATATCTTTCTTTGGATTCTTTGTATAATTCTTTCATACGATAAATCAGAATATCGTGAAGTGGCAATTCATCTGCTTCTTTGATTGTTCGTTCATAATAACAAACCAAATATGCTTGGATAGTTTCGTGTATAGCACTACCGAACAATGTGTAGATATTACCTTTGAAAGTCTCGGCTTTATCCACATAGTTAAGTTTCCAAGTGTAAGGACACTTATCCCACATTGCGAACTGACTATAACTTATCTTACCCATCTATGACTGCTCTACCTTTCATCTTCTCCCAATCTCTATCATTACGAACTTGGTCATTTACTTCTTCAACCGCCTCTAATAATCCATAAGTCTTGAACTCATTGATAATCGCTGATAAATCTTTTGGAAAACAATGTCCACCAAAACCAAAGTCTCCGTCTGGTCCTGGAACTGCCCAATGTGATTTACCCAATCGTTCATCATATGTGGCATATTCTACGACTTTATCATAGTCGATACCAATCTGCTCACATATAGAATACATTTCATTTGCGAACGATACTTTGGTTGCCAAGAAACAATTAGTAAAATACTTTACCATTTCTGCGTGTTTATCACCTGTCTTGACGATAGTGGCTTTTGGAAATACCTTAGAGTATATTTGTCTAAGTTTATTTGTTCCTTTACGACTACCACCCAAGATGATTCTGTTTTGATTTTTGAAATCATCTAAAAAGTTTTCTTCTGTTAAGAACTCGGGATTGAATATCACGGTAACATTTGAGAACTCGTGATTAAATTTATCAGTCGTGCCAGGTGGTACGGTAGATTTAATCACTACGATATGGTCATTTGCTGTTTCGTTAATCTCACGAATAACTTCCTCTACAATGCCAGTATAACAAGTTCCGTCTTTTCTCATTGGTGTAGGAACACAAACAAATATAACTTTCGTTTCCTCTACCAAGTCAGATATTTTACTATGTGTTGATTTTGCTAAATCAAACTTATCATAAGTCAGTATATCGTAGTGGTCTTGGAAACCAAGTTTAATTGCAGTCCCAACATAACCTTGTCCTATTACTCCTATTTTGCCCATTTGCCCCTCGCTACTACTTGTGCCATAACTCCATAGTTTGACACATCTGAAAAACTATCAGTTACGGGTTCTCCCTCAACTGAATTTTCTCCGTTTCTCAACAATAATGTTTTCATTCTTTCTATCTTGTCGTTCATTCTGAACCACAATCCCAACAACGATAATTTAATATCCTCTGGTGTTTTTAGAATTGTTCCTACTGCTATATTTTGTGGACCATAATCATATTGTTTTCTACAAAACAATTCATATTGTTCTGTTTGTATTTTTAGAAACTCACCTGTCATTTCAGGATAAGTTCTCTCCATATATTTTACGACATCTTGTGTGTCCACTGCTTCTACTTGTTCTTTTGTAGGTGCGTCTTTAATCATTACTTACTCCATATTTTTTTTAGTTGTTTTTCATCTACACCATACTTTGATATAATCGAATATACAACATCTTTACCCATAATGTCAAGCGTTTTTTCAATATTTTGTGAACTTTCTTGAAAGTAATCACACAATATGTCCATAGCCCACTTTTCTATCTTGGATTTCTTTTTAGATTTAGTATATCGTAAGTATGTATTTCCTCTTGGTAGTATGTTGGTGTAGAATTGATAAACTGATTTTGGTTTCAATTCCCAATATTGTTGTATTTCATTTACAACCTCTATCCACTCTGCTTTCATTGACAAAAATCTATGCACCATATAATTGGACCAAGTTTTCTTGTCCGCATCTGTAATGTTGTCCCAATACAATTGGTTCTGAACATTTGTAATTTGTTTTATGTGGTCAAATAGTGTTTTTGTTTTCATTGTGAATAACCTTAGATATAAATAAATAGTGAGTTATATTTCTAAAATGTAAATTATTTAAAAGAGTTTCCAAGAATCCAAGTGACTATTGAATATCTAACACCACTTGATACTGGTCTAACTCTATGTCCTAAGTATGATGGAAATAATATTAGTGAACCTTTTTTTCTTGAACCATAACAATTATCATCTCCTTTATCATTTGACATACTAAATTCAAAATCTCCACCCTCATAATCTTGTTCATCACTTAACTGAATTATCGCTGTTATCTTTCTTAGTGAAGTAGAACAATCACCTATGTCTAAATGCCAGTCATACTTATCAGTATCTTCGTATCTTAAAACAACAATATCCTCTAATTCATATGGTTTTTTCAAGTCGAATTGAAAATTAAGTAGATTAGACATCTCACAAGCCATAATAATATGTTTAGTCAATTTGAATCCGTCTGACAAAACCACATCATTTTTTAACCTTATCTCTTGAACTTTTCTAACATCTTCATTTATCACATCTGAATCATCTCCTTTATAAGTTCCTGCGACGGTAGATTTCTGTGAGTTAGATTGACCAAACTTTTCTATCAATTCATCACATTGTTTTGATGTTAAAAAGTTTTCTCTATGCAATACAAACTGAAAGTTTTTTTTCTTTATCATCTAAAAGGTTCTCCTGAAATAATTTCTCTCATAATATATCTCTCTCCACTTGTTAATTCTGTAACCATATGACTAATGATAGATGGAAATATTAATACATATCCTTTTTTGTATGGTGTTTTAAAAAACTCTCCGTCATTTACAAATGCAAAATGTAAATCTCCACCCTCAAATTCACTTTCATCTGATAACTGAATTAAACAAGTAAGTTTATTTGTTGATACTTTTCCTTTATCATAGTCTGCGTGCCAATCAAATCTATCACTACCACTATACTTTAATGCTTTTAAATCTTTTGATACCCCACTTATATTGAAGTTCCAAACTTGTTTATTTAACACTTCTACATATGGTTCTAACTTATCATTAATCCAAGTATAGTCGTGTTTTGTATTTTGAAACGCATATAATTCTACAAAAGTTCTATCCTTGACTATATTATCAAATGACTTTTCGTTTGCATTTACAATGTGAGCACCCTCATAACCAGACACCCAATTAGTTTCTTCTTGTAATTTATTAATTATGTCATCACATTGTTCATTAGACAAAAAAGGTGTATGTGTAAACCATTGAAAGTTATTGTTCATCTAAAAGTTTTCCCTTGTATCCAAGTTAACATTGTATATCTATCCTTATCGTGAAATTGTAAAACCTTGTGTGCTGCAAAAGCTGGAAATATTACTATCCTACCTTGTTTTGATTCTATTTTGTTATTCCAAATCTGTAATCCACCACCCCAATAATCATCATTCAAAAAAACAACTGATGTCAGTTTGGTATTAGTGTCCACCAATCTATCAGGACCGGCTGCGAAGTCTGAGTGTAGTGTCTTTTCCTCTTTAAAAACTCCCTTTTTGTAATACTTTCCCTCTTGTAATTGGACACAATCAATATCAAAATTATAATGTATATCATTTGAAAGTTTCATAATCTTCCAAACTTTGTCTAAATATTTATCCTCTTTGAGTTCTATTGCCTGTGTTGGTTCTGAGTTATCACGACTACTATCTACAATATCTATAATCTCTTGACACTCTGATTCAGATAGAAAATTATCTCTTGTTAGATACCATTGAAAACTTTTACTCATTTGAAATGGTTTCCTACAAACAATTCTTGTATTACATACCTTGTTCCCTTTGTAACTGGTGTTACATTGTGAGATAGAAATGTAGGGAATATTGTTAGAGAACCTTTTAGTTGGTTCATTGAATACCACTCTTTTGTATGTTTATCTTGGATACCGAATTGAACCTCACCACCCTCATATTCACTTGGGTCTGTCAGTTGGATTATCGCTACAAGTTTTCTAACTGAACAACTACCTGCATTGAAATCTGTATGCCAACCATAAAATCCACCCTCGTGATACTTTATGAGTTTTAGTTCATCATCAGCACCTTCAATATCAAACTTAAAGACACCTTGATTTACCATTTTTACAACTTGATATATTTTGTCTTGTAACCATTTCCAATCCCCATTACATTTATCAGGTCTGTAAGGATTAATTGGTTGGTCAAATAAATACCACTCCTCAGTAACTCTTATTTCTGGTATGATTGCTGCTTCACCCTTTTCACCACCGACTCCACCAACAACTTTTTGTTCTGTGTTAGTTATTTGTTCTATCAACTCATCACATTTTTCGTGTGATAAAAATGTAGGTATTTGTATTGAGTATTTGAAATCTTTATTCTGTATCAAACTCATCAGAAACTAAAACCCTATTTGCGAAATAATTTTTACCATTATCAGTTCTGTTGATATTGTATGTAATTTTTTCCACATTATTTACCTCTATATTGACAACTTCTCTTTCTTGTAATTCATCATTTAATACCACATCACCAATGGATAATGGTGCTTTGTATCCACTTCCAACCACATAAAATGGGTGGTCATCAGTTGCCTCAATTTTTGTATTATCATTAAATTTATATGTAACCATATTGTCGTGTAGAACTTTTACGGTTTCTAACACTTTTGAATTTTGTAATTTACCAGTGTCCTCATTGTATGTTTTTATCATATCGTTCGGTCTGATTTTACATATCGGTTGATATGTTCCGTCTGCCAATGTAATCATAGTGTCATAAGTAAAACAAAAACTTCCTGGTCCACCTTTATTGTGGACTAACATATCATTGGCGAAATAATTATAATGAGTTTCAACTCCCAATGAATATGTTTGAACTGGATTAATGTCTTCTTGAATGTCTGTTATATTGGTTTCTACAATTTTATTACCTTGAAGTTCTAAGCATTTATCTCCAACTTCTAATTGTTCAGATTTAATGTTATATCTTTTTTCTGTCCATTGTGGTTTGTATGATGACCAACCTTTTCCAACTATCCAGTATGGGTGGTCAAATGTGTTCTTTGTTTTTTTATCACCAAAACTAATCTCTATGATATCTGCGTGTGTTGGTGTATCGATTGATAATACTTTACCCACTTTGATTTCTTTTGTGTTGAAGTCATAATTCTTAATTTCATCACCTACTTCAATGAGTTCTATCGCCTTTGTAGTTCCGTCTCCCATTGTGATTGGTGTTCCTGCTACAAAACAAAATGGTGGAATATTATGGACCAAAATATTAGATTGAAAATATGTATCAATGTCCTCAACATTTAATCCGTAAAACATTTCATCTGACAATACATCAGTTTTTGATGTAATTTCTAACTCACTACCATCACTATTTAAAAAGTAATCTCCGATTGCTATATCAGTCGATTGTTTCCAACTCCAAGTATCTCCTGTTTTACAAAAGAATTTTCCACCTCCGTGTATGGTATGTGGAATCGCAGGGACTTTTATACTTCCGTTGATTAAATAATAACCATATTCTCTATTGTTAATTGTCTCAACGACAATGGAACCAGAAGAAACTGAACCACTTAAATCTGTCGTTGTATAACTTTCCCAACTTATACCTTCTGATTCATCTGGCATACCAATCGGTTGATATGATTTAACAACATCACCAACTTCTACATCTTGTATTTGTTTTGTTGAACCATCATACATATTGATTAAACTTCCACTTGCTACTATTCTTAAAAATCTTGGTTGTGGGTGATATACTTCACTTCCTGACATAATGAACTGACTTGAGTTAGTTATACTTTGGTTAACATCTTGTCCCGCGTTTATAATCTCCGTTGGTGTTGCCCAATAATATTTTTTATTAGTGAGTAAATGTCCTCTTCCACCACTATAACTACCACTTGATATTATAAACTTTTCAGTTATGTTCCCATTGTCTACTGCGTCTTGATATGTAGTGGTTCCTGATTGATATTTTCTAAATCCTATGTCGTGAGTTCCTAATGATGAGTGAGCTGATGGTTTTTTTATAACATAATCAGGAAAATTATCATTAGGCGTAAAGTTATCTTTATCAAATAAAGGTATCAAACTTGCACTTTCGGGTGATGATGATAAAATAGTTCTAAAAGAACTTTTGTTAAACGAACCACTCGCAATGTTTAACAAGGTATCATCACTATACCAAGGTGTTCCTATGAATAAATGAAACTTATCTAAGTGGTCTGAGTTTCCTCTTTGTGAAAAATATGTTATTGAAGTGTTATCATTATTCTCAAAATTTACTGAAATGTTGTGTCTTGCAAAACTCGCACTAATCAATGGTTCTTGAAAGGAAGAAGGATTGTGTTTAACACTATCATTTTGTCCGTAAATGTATGCTGTTGTGCAACTTTGAGATGCTGCATAATTTGAAATTTTATCAAATGTATCTTCTTGTCTTGATAAATAACCACTAACTCCACAAGCAGTATTCATTTCACTAAAGTAAATGTCGTTAGAACCTGTCTCTATGAAGTAATCAACACCCATAAGGATACTAACATTAGTATTTGATGGCCAACCACCGGCACTACCTGTGATATGATTTAATAAATTTGTTATTTTTGTTTCAGCTGACATAATTTTTCCTACTTATAAATATCAATTTAGTCCATTTTAGTAAAGATATTCTCTTTCATAACCGATAGTGCTGGTTTATTCCAATCCTCTAACTTAATCATAGCAGTATCGTATCCTTGTTGTTTGATTTCATTACATCTCAACCATACTAAATCACTTCCTAAACCTTTATTTCTATGTTCTGGCATTACATAACGATTGCATAAATAAGGATATCGTCTATTCCAATCTATAAAACACCAACCACCCTCAACTAAATAAAATGACCAGTTATTTTGTAATCTGTGGTGTAAGTCAGATAAATTCCACTCTTCCCAATCTTTACCAAATGAGTCTTTGAATTCGTTCAACTCTCTTAAAATATCTATTTGAACTTCGTTCCATTTCATTTGTTCCCAATTGTTAAACTCTTGATACTTAGGAACTTCTCGTGGTTCGTAATTATTTAAATCTATCTTGTAATACATCTTTTATTTTCTCTGCGTATCTTTTATGTGATTCTGGTCCTGGATGCATTTTATCATCTGCCATATCAAATACCTCAAAGTGAACATCAAAGTATTCTCGTGGTAAGTCTCCGTCCCAAGTTCCCCATATAATTTTATCACGACCTACAAATCTATTTATTAACTCATAGTTATGTAAGAAATTATAGTAGTTATTGTATTCATTAATACTTACTTTTTCTTTTACTTCCCAAGCTTTATAAATAACTCCATCATCATCAAACCAAGTTCTTCTAAAATAGTGCGGGACCGTAATGATAAAAATTTGTCGTCTTGATTCTGGCATATAAACCTCTGATAAAGTCTTTGCTGCGAAGTCTAAACCTGTTCCACCTGCTCCATAATTATGAATTGTTGTATCTTTATCACCTAACAAATGTGGAAATGATTGTTCTTGTTCTAAACACCAACCATAAGTCCAACTACAACCAAAAGTATAGATTTGATATTTTGCATTTTCATCATTGTAGATTGGGTCTTCTTGTCTACCACCCTCTAATCTACCATTATTATTTTCATAGATATTAAGTGCTTCTAAATGGGATTTTACATACTCTCCTTTATCATTCACATAAATAAAATTACCCTCATCATCTTTGTGTTGATAAAGTTTAAGACCGTGTTCTCCCTTTGGATATCCATCTCTCTCTTTTGTAGTCACTCTATGATTGTCATAGTAAAACTTTTCTACATTATATTTTATTTTTTTATCCATTCAATAGTATTGGTTTTGATTTATAATTTCTTGTTAATTGTTTTTTCGTTGGATATGTAAACTGATATTTATACAACCCGTTTGCAACTTCTTCATACTCTTTTACTTCTTTTATTAATTCGTCATTAATAAATAGTTTGAAATCAATGTTTAGTTTTTCCACTACAAACTTTTCAATACCATTTCCTACACCCCAAGCACTTGGATAATTATCATAAATATAAATAGGTTCTGTGTCCCAATGTGATATATCAATCAGTAAACCATACTTTACACCAATGATTCTGGCTTGATATAATAGATTCTTTACTTCTTTTAGATTAGGTTTGCCAGTCAGTATAATGTCAATATCAGTAGTTTCCCATTCTTCTAACCAACCACCAGTAATCCATATTTTGTAGTTATTAGTCTCTGGAAGTGATAGGAATTCTTCTCTCCATTGGTTAAACATTTCATCTGTCGGTATTTTTTTACTAAGTGTAAACTCTAAACTACCAAGTTTATATTTGTTCTTCACTATACCAACCACTCTCTCTCATAATATCTTTGATTTTTTCTGCGTATGCTGCGTGAGATTCTACACCTGGATGTCTCCCTGCTAAATCATATAAATCAAAAAATATATCAATCATATGTTTTGGAATTTCGTCGTCCCAAGTTCCCCATATAATTTTATCTCTACCGATTAAACGATTTAGAATTTCGTAATGATGATAGAAATATAAGTAGTGATTGTATTCATTTTCCTCTGCGGCTCTTGGTTTATCCCAACATCTACGAGCCACTCCGTTGTCTTCAAAATGCATTCTTCTAAAACTATGTGGAATTGTAACAACATAAATGAAGTTTTGATTTTCTTTGTGATTAAACTCTTGATAAACTTCTGTTATTTTTTTCACACAATAATCTAAACCTGTTTTTCCTGCTCCGTAATTCCATACTGAAGTATTTTCGTCTCCTAATAAGTGAACAAAAGTTTCCTCTTGTTCAACATCCCAACCATAAGTCCAACTATCTCCAAAACAATGTATTTGTAATGGAGCGTCTCTGTCATTATATTTTGGGTCCTCGATTCTACTTCCGTGTAGATAATATGCTTTATCTAAATCAAGTTTTACGGGTTTAGTATCTTTACCTGCTCGATTATATCGTAAATCGATTTCAGGTATGGTTCCGTCTGCGTTAGCATTTACAACCCTTTTATTGTCATTGTAATACATTTCAACATAGTTAATAGTTTGGTCAGAATATAATGTATCTGCGTCTATGATACCACTTTGTTTACTTGAAGGTGGTTTCCAATCTATTACTTTTCTTACTTTATCGACTATTCCCACTATTGTTCTCCTATTTGGTCTATCATATTTTTTGGAATTTTTCCACAATTGCCACAACTAAACACTTGCATTGGAATTAGTGCTTCTTTTCCTGTCGGTGACATCAAGGCAGATATTTTCTTTAAGAAAAATGCCTGTATGAACGATGCGTTTCCACAATCATCACAAGTAATTGTATCTGCTTTTGATATATCTATTTGAACTTGTTTTTGTGGCATTCCCTCTGGATGACTACTCATTTTATACTCCCTATAATCTCTACAAACATAGCCATAATATTGATTTCTTTATCCACCACGACTGCGTCTGATTGTTGATATTTACTCAAAATCAATATACACTCGGCGATATGTCCTGCCCCCCAATCATCTACGGTGTCAAACAATAATCTGAATAAGTCAGAAAAGTCTGATACTTTTGAATCTGCTAACAATTGTCTAATGTTTTTAAATGAGTTTTTCTTGTCTTGTGTTTTTAATATTTCTAACACCTCTAATTTATAATCATTTTGAACAATAGTATTTTCATCAATTGTCAATTGAGAGTTTACAACTTGTCTTTGAGCACCATTGATTACTCGTCTAATATCTGGATAACCACCATTTACAATGGTAGCTATATCTTTAACATCATACTGAATAGTTTCATTATTCAATATATTTGCCAGATGTTGTGCGACTTGTTTTCTATCAGGTGGAACTATCTGAAACGATTGACAACGACTTTGTATCGGGTCAATTATTCTTTCCACATAATTACAAGTCAATATAAAACGACAATTCTTTGAGAAAGTTTCCATAAGATTACGAAGTGCTGCTTGTGCATTTGGTGTAATGTAATCACACTCGTCCAAGATAATAACTTTCATATCTTTGAAACCTAATGTTGATGCGAAGTTCTTGACTTTCTCACGAACCACATCTACACTATTCTCGTCTGATGCGTTTATATATAAATAGTCACAATCAATATTATTAACCAATAGTTTTGCAAGAGTGGTTTTACCTGTTCCTGCTCTACCGAATAATAATAGATGTGGTATATCACCTGATTCGAGATATACCGACACCTTAGATTTTAAGTGGTCATTACCAATATAATTGTCTAACTTGTTTGGACGGTATTTCTCCACCCATAAACTATGTTTTAGACTTTCCATTAGTTAACTGCTTGTGTTGATACCAAGAAATATTCTGAATCATAATTGTCGATTGAGAACTTAATTCTTGATAACCCTTGTGAACTAACTTCTAATGTTGCACTTTCACAATCTTTGTTTGCACTTAAGATTGATGCGAACATATTTGCATTGAAACTGATTGGTTCCATTAACTTGAACTTTGTAGTTTCAACCGGAATAGTAACACGATTAGATGCGATACTTGCATATCCAATCACAATCTGTGTTTCATCATTTTCCGTTAATATCGTAAAGGTTTCGGCTTCTGATAAAGCTCCTTTACCACTAATAAATGTATTGATGAAATGTGCGTCTACCTTGATACCTAACTCAAATGAATCTGGTAGATTCTTAAGTTCTGGTGGTGTTGGTATAACTGACAAATCACTCAACATATATTTAGATTTTGTTTTTCTTTTAGTATCTTCTAATTCCATAGAAATAAACTTATCACCTGCTCGTGATAAACTTACATCAACATCATCTCCCAATACTGATAGTAAAGAACTTAATTGTCCTGTATTGTAAACTCCAAGTTCACAAGGTTCTAAGTGTTTAAATTTACTTAAAACTACTTTACCCACGACTGACTTATCACCTGAGATAAATCTTGTTGCTAAACTATCACCATTAGAAACCCACTTAGTAGATTTTATTTCTCCACCTAGCGTGTATTTGTTGATGAAATTAGTTAATTGAGATTTGTTCATTGTAACTCCTATTTGGTTTATATATAAATATCATTTGTTAATCCGAAAATCAAAAAAACTTTTCCATTGATTTGATTTTTTTGTTTTCTACCTCAATAGTTTCTATTGGTGGTATAAATTCTTCTTTGTTTTTTGGGTATGCTTTACAATCGTGTTTCAATTGTTTTCTCATCTTTTTGTTTTCTCTTGATGAACCCAAGAAATATAAGTATCTGTGTTTAGGTGCTTCTCTTTTTCTGTAAAATGTATGTCCTATTTGTTCTTTCAAGTGTTCTACATTATGACTTCCATATCTTGAAAACACCGTACGACTATGTATCCATTTATGTGGTTCTCCCAATGATACTGAATAGTTTGGCATTAATTGTATATCACGACAATCTTGATACAACCAATTAGTCGCCTGATAAATTGTTCCTAAGTGCATTTGTTCCGGGTCTGCATAACTGATTAACATTTTAATATCACTGGCATTTTGTTTTAACCACTTGAAAGATTTACCCATACTTAATGATTCAATATTCTTTCCGTATCCGTCATCAATGTATAATCTTGTCAACTCTAATACTTCTTCTTTTTCTAATGTAGGTAACATAGATTTGACTGCCGAACGACCAACCGGATAACCATAAGTCATACAACCAATTAGTTTCTTTTCTTTCTCATCATAGAATTTGTGGTCGTCTTCTCCAACATAGTAAATACCCAAAGCATATCTACACATACTAAATGCGTGAGTGTAGTGTTTTTCAATAATCATTTTCTTGGCTACTGAACTTGGTATCTCCTCAATGTAAACTGAATCTGCTTTTACATACATTAAAAAAACCTATTCATTGATGTTGTTTTGTCTTCTACTCCACCCCAATGCATTGCTTTGTAAAACATACCGAGTTTCTTTGACATCGCCTGTTCATACATTTTGTTGTGGTCTATATAATTTTTGATTAATTCTAATATTTCTTTTGGGTCCTCGTGTCCTTTGAATGCGATAGAGTCAAATCCAAACTGATTCTCTTTTAAATACACCCATTTAATCTTACTACCATTTGTAATCTTTTCATATTTCTTACCCTCATACCAATGGTCAATCAATGAATTGTAATTGATTGCTGCTTTGACGTGGACCGGCGCACCTTTCTTGTATTTACTAAATGATGACTCCTCATCTTTTACCTCATACTTTCCAATACCTTTTACACCGATTGGATTCGCCATAACTTCATACGATAGATTATGCATATTTCTTTTGAACAATGATATTCTTTCGTCTATCTTTTCTTTTGGAACATTTGCCAGAATATCATCTAATACATTTGACAATAACTCTTTCATAGCGACTGCGAAATTACTTCTAATGGTATCCAATCCTTTAACGTGAATCTTATTTACTTTACGACCTGCGTCATTAATGATTCGTAATCCGTATCGTTTCTTCGTAATGAATAAACCTGTCTTTGCGATTACCTCTTGTTTAATATCAAAAACGTGGTCTGTTACATTACAAAACTTCTTTGCAAAGTAATTATAACTCTCGTTCAGATAATCTTGAACCTCTGCACAAATCTCCATAATTCTTTGTGTCATCATAGTTTCAGATAGTTCTTGGTTTGGAAATCTCTTTTCAACCAATGGAACCGCAGATGCGAAAATAGAGTCAGTATCAATGTAGATAACATAATCTTCGTTTGTTTCTAACTCATTGTTATAGAAATGATTAGTAATCTTTTTACTGAACTTAATCAATTGTTGACCTGTCAATGTGGTTGCCTCTGCATTATCCAAATCATAAAATCTAAATACTGGCAATCCCAATACACCATACAATGAGTTCAATACAATCTTTTGAATATGTTGTCGTCTATCAAAGTATTCTTCTTTTTCTTTATCACCTTGTTCGTGATATTTCTTTACGAGTTTTCTCATCTCAACTCTTTCATTGAACCACTTCTCTAACAATGCAGGTATCAACCCTTGTTTGTCTGTTCTATACATTACTCCGTTGGATGCGATTGATACATTTGATTTATCAAAATAATCTTGTAGTTCTGTTTCGGTCATCTTACCAATTTCTCTACCCTCTTTATTACTAAGTGAGTATGTTTTCTTGTTGGTTGCTTTCAAGAATTGTTCTTCATTCCAACCCTCTACTTTACCAATCTTTGTTTCAGGTGATATATTTAAGGACCTAATCACACTCGGATACATTGATGTAATGTCCAAGTCATAAACCCAATCGTGTTTGCCAGATTGTGGTTCTTGAACATAGGCACCTGCAAACTTCTCATCTCCTAATTTTTTTGGTCGTCTTGGTTTGTTTGGTGCTACTACACCAATCTTTTTTAGATAAACTAATATCGCTCCCTCTAACCAACGACTTGACATATTAATATCTTCATAAGGTATGTGTCCAAGATGAGCAATACCTCTGGCAATCTCAATAAAGTTTAACTTCTTATCTAACTCAACCAATATCTTTACATCTCGAATATTGTAATCTATAAATGTCTGTAAGTCATTATCGTATAAATCATTAAGTGTTCCCTCATACTCAACCTTTTTCATACCGACTTCTACTTCTCCAATATAATCTAAACGATAACTTGACTGCATTGTAAATGTAAATTGTCTATATAGTTGTAAATAATCTAATGATGAAACACCGGCGATTGTGTGTTTCTTTTTATATTCTGAATAAATAACTTGTGATATTGGTGATAAAAGGTTTGCTAATTCAGGCCCTAACACTCTGACTGCTCTATTATATAAATAAGGAATATCAAAGAACTCTGAATTCCAACCACTAATAATTGTAGGTCTAATCTCTAAATACTTTTGAAAGAACTTGTTTAACATCTCGTATTCAGTTTCATAAAACTCTACAACTTCCTCTCCCTTTTCATAACTTTCAATTCTTTTGTGTGGGTCGAAACAATAAGTGAAATACTTCTTTGTTATACAATCATACAATGCGATTGATGTGATTGGATTATATGCTTTCTGAACATCAGGAAATCCCTCGGTTACCTCGACCTCAATGTCAAAAAACATAACTCTATGACCTGTTGATGATTCATCTGAATCTGTGTATTGGTCAACCAAGAATCTGGTCATTGGTGGAATATCACTCTCGTGAAGTGTTGGGTCATCTTTATCAAATGTTGTTGTTCTTTTTAGTCTTTCTCCGTATAGACTGATGTGTTGTCCGTTTCTATCTTTAACATATGCATATTTGTTATAAGGGATAGTGACATACCCTTTGGTATCGTCCCATAAATGCATTTTGTTTTTTCTAACATCAAACCAGATATTTTGATACAAGTATAACTCCTTTTGGTTGTAAGATTCCGTTAATAAATATAAGAATAAATTTTGTAAATGTCAAGTATTTTTTGTGGGGGCGAACTTAATCGCCCCCATAGAATTAGAAGTTAATAGTTAATCCAATGTTTGCATATCTTGGTGTTCCCAAGAATACTTCTGCGTTATGTGCTAAGTGTTGCTTAGAACCATAACTATTGTATCTACTATTATCAACTGCGTCTTGAACAAATACCTCATCAAGAACATTA